TGCAGCAGCTTAGAGACTTTCTTGGTAAACCTATTACGATTAATAGTGCAAGTAGGTGCCCTATTCATAATGCTAAAGTTGGTGGCGCACCTAAAAGTCAACACCGGTCAACTGAAACAAGTCCTTCTACTGCATTTGATATTTCGCTAAGTAATCTTGATAAAGAAGAAGTAATTAGTGCAGCGAAAGCATTAGGCTTTAAAGGTTTAGGAATAAATTACAAAACTTTTGTTCACGTTGATAATCGAGATACTTTAGCTATATGGTAATTGCATGTTTGATTTAATTGCTTCCGTTTTAACAGGTGGTGCTACTGGTATTCTTGGTAGTGTTATTGGTCAAGCTGGTCGTTTTCTTGAAACTAAACAAAAGTTAAAGAAAATGGCAATCGAGTTTGACCATGAACTTAAGCTACAAGAAATGCAAATTGAGGCTCGCACTGCAGAACTAGAAAATGAGCAGGCAATTGCAGAGGCAGGAGCAATGGCTACAATGAAATCTGCCTCCTATGCTCATGATGCTTCTTATGGTAGTTCTGTAATTGGAAACATTCTACGTTTTGTTAGGCCTATTTTAACATTTATGTTACTGGGTTTTTCTGTATACATTTTTCTGCAAGCATTAGACAACGTAGAAATTAAAAGAGAAATTTCAAATCAAATTATGTTCTTAACTACTACAGCCGTAGCTTGGTGGTTTGGTGATCGGAGTATGAAAAAGTAATGGTTAAACGAGAGTATACCGAAAAACAACAAACTTTTCTTCGTGTATTATTTCACGAAGCTGCAGGCGATTTTAATGAAGCCAAGAGGCTTGCTGGTTACAGTGATAACACATCTGTTGGGGAGGTTATTAAAACATTAAAAGATGAAGTACTTGAACTTACTAAAGAGTATTTGGCTCTTAACGCTCCACGTGCTGCAATGGGTATGGTGGGTGTGCTTCGTGATCCCGGTCAGTTGGGCACTGCAAATTTGCTTAAAGCTGCCACTGAAATCATGGATCGTGTGGGCATTCAAAAAACGGACAAGGTAGAAGTCGCTACGCCTAATGGGATTATGCTACTGCCACCAAAACAATCTAGTGACGAGGAGTAGCTTACCGTACTACGAGTTACCTGATCCTGTAGGACTTCGTGACAGTGATGGTAACTGGATGCAGATTCCAAGAATTAGCAGAACTATTCCTTTTGGTTATGTTCCTAATGATTATGATCCAGACATTCTTGATCCCGTAGTTATTGAACTAGAAGCACTAGATTTAGCAAAACAGTATCTAAAAGAGTATTCATACAGAGAAGTTGCAAGGTGGTTGAGTGACAAAACAGGAAGAACAATTTCCCACGTTGGCCTCCGTAAGCGAGTCAGCACAGAACGAAAAAGAAAAAATAAGGCATCAGCTTACCGTAAGTGGATTGCCACGTATGAAAAAGCCCTCAAGAAGCTTGAAGAACTTGAAAGCAAGCACACAGGCTCAAAAGAAAAAGACGGCGGCAAAGAAGAAGGCAGAGCAACCGCCTAAACCTAAAATTGAAGTTACAGAGAATCCTACTAAAAGTTCTGCTTATGCAGACTACAATGTTATCTTTAAGCCCAATAAAGGGCCGCAGACAGATTTCTTAGCTGCCAGTGAACGTGAAGTTTTATATGGCGGTGCAGCAGGCGGTGGCAAAAGTTATGCCATGCTTGCTGATCCATTAAGGTATTTAGTTCATCCACAGTTTTCTGGACTACTGCTTCGTAAAACTACAGAAGAGTTAAGGGAACTTATTTGGAAATCACAAGAGTTGTATCCAAAGATTATTCCCGGTATTAAGTGGTCAGAAAGAAAAATGCAGTGGACTTCTCCTGCTGGTGGTAGGTTGTGGCTGTCTTATCTTGATAGAGATGAAGATGTACTCCGCTATCAGGGTTTATCTTTTTGTTGGATTGGCTTTGACGAATTAACGCAGTGGGCCACACCATTTGCGTGGGACTATTTAAGGTCAAGGTTGAGGTCTGCTGCATCAGATTTGCCTGTGTATATGAGGGCAACAACAAACCCCGGTGGTTCGGGACACATGTGGGTCAAGAAGTATTTTATTGATCCTTCTCCTTCTAATAAATCTTTTTATGCTACAGATGAGAATGGGCAAACACTTCTGTATCCTAAAGGACATTCTAAAGAAGGTCAACCTCTTTTTAAAAGAAAGTTTATTCCAGCTAAACTTTTTGACAACCCTTATCTTTCTGATAGTGGCGACTATGAAACAATGCTGCTATCGCTACCAGAACACCAACGTAAAAAACTGCTGGAAGGTAACTGGGATGTTTCTGAAGGAGCAGCGTTTCCTGAGTTTAATAGAACAAAGCATGTTGTTTCCTCTTACAAGATTCCTAAGAATTGGCCTAAGTTTAGATCGTGTGACTATGGGTATGGGTCAAAAACAGGTGTGCTTTGGTTTGCACTTGCGCCGGATGGACAATTAGTTATCTACAGAGAGTTATATGTTTCTAAAGTTTTAGCACGTGATCTAGCATATAAAATCTTGCAACTCGAAGAAGAAGATGGTAAGATTATGTATGGTGTGCTAGATAGTTCTTGCTGGCACAAAAGAGGCGATACAGGACCGAGCCTTGCAGAACAAATGATCCTAGCAGGTTGTAGGTGGCGACCCAGTGATCGAAGTGCAGGTAGCCGTATTGCAGGTAAGAACGAAATACATAGACGCTTACAGGATGAAGATGAAGAGGGCACTCCAAGTTTAGTAATTTTTGATTCTTGTGTCAATTTAGTTTCACAACTTCCTTCGATTCCTCTCGACACAAAAAATATGGAAGATGTAGATACAAAATCAGAAGATCACTTGTATGACGCTTTACGTTATGGTATAATGTCTAGACCAAGGCAAGATATCTTTGACTATGATCCTATGTTAAAAAATAATAACTTTGCAGTAGCGGATCAAACATTTGGGTATTAATACATGACAGACACTACAGATTTTGAAGATGGCGTTCGCTATGCGCTCGAAGAACAAGAAAACGACTACCAGTTAAATCAAGTAGTTCAAGATATTAAAGATGCTTATCAGCGTTCTAAAGATTGGCGTCAGCAATCTGATGAGCACCGCTGGTTGCAAGCCTATAGAAACTATCGTGGCTTATACAGTTCAGATGTACAGTTTACTGAAGCAGAGCGTTCTCGTGTATTTATTAAAGTAACAAAAACAAAAGTACTTGCTGCATATGGTCAAATTGTAGATGTATTGTTTGCACGGAATAAGTTTCCATTAACTATTGATCCAACAGTTTTACCAGAAGGTATTAGCGAAAGTGTTTATTTTGATCCTAAAGAGCGTCCTGAAGAAAATGCATTACCTGAATCTCCATATGGATCACGTGATGATGAAACCTCTTTACCCAAAGGTGCCACACTCTATTCTTTAGCAAAACGTCTTGGCCCACTAAAGGATAAGCTTAGTGGAATTAAAAACTTAAAAGAAGGTCGGGGCGAAACTGCTACTGCAGTTAATTTCCATCCTGCAATGGTTGCAGCAAAAAAGATGGAAAAGAAAATTCATGATCAGTTAGAAGAGTCAAATGCTTCAAAGCATTTGCGTTCCTCTATTTTTGAGTGCGTACTATTTGGTACTGGCGTAATTAAAGGTCCGTTTGCAGTAGATAAAGAATATGCAAACTGGGATGAAGATGGTGCCTACAATCCTACGACTAAAACAATGCCTCAGACTGAGCATGTATCTATTTGGGATTTGTATCCTGATCCTGATGCTTCTAACATGGATGAAGCAAACTTTGTTGTTCATCGTCACAAACTCTCTAAAAAACAACTACGTGCTCTTAAAAAGCGCCCATTCTTTCGGGATGAAGCAATTGAAGATTGCCTGAAATATGGGCCTTCTTATGTTCGTGAGTATTGGGAAAATGACCTGAAAGATTACTTCATTACAGAATCTCCTGATCGTTATGAAGTGTTAGAGTACTGGGGCACATTTGATACAGAAACAGCAAAAGAATATGGCATGGATTTGCCGGAAGAGTTTGATGATCTAGATGAGATTCAAATTAACTGCTGGATTTGTGGAGACACAATCCTTCGTTTAGTTGCAAATCCTTTTCAGCCTACTCGTATTCCTTACTTTGCATTTCCTTATGAATTAAATCCTTATAGCTTTTTTGGTATTGGTCTAGCTGAAAACATGGACGATACCCAAACACTAATGAATGGCTTTATGCGTATGGCTGTAGATAATGCTGTTCTTAGTGGTAATCTAATCTTTGAAGTAGATGAAACTAATCTTGTACCCGGACAAGACTTAAAGGTTTGGCCCGGAAAAGTGTTTCGTCGTCAAGGTGGCGCACCCGGACAGGCTCTTTTTGGAACTAAGTTTCCAAATGTTAGTAATGAAAATCTCCAGTTGTTTGATAAAGCAAGGCAGCTTGCTGATGAAGCTACAGGCTTTCCTAGCTTTGCACATGGTCAGACAGGTGTTCAAGGAACTGGTAGAACTGCTGCAGGTATTTCTATGCTTATGGGCGCTGCAGCAGGGAGCATTAAGACTGTAATTAAAAACATTGACGATTACTTGTTGCGCCCAATGGGTGAATCTTTTTATTATTTCAATATGCAGTTTGATCACGACTCTGATATTAAGGGTGATCTTGAAGTTAAGGCTCGTGGTACAGAAAGTCTGATGGCAAATGAAGTGCGTAGCCAACGGCTTCTACAGTTTTTACAAGTCGTATCAAATCCTGTGCTTGCACCTTTTGCAAAGTTTCCTGTTATTGTTCGTGAGATTGCAACATCGCTTGGCCTTGATCCAGAAAAAGTTGCTAACTCTATGGAAGAGGCGGCAAGACAGGCACAGCTTATTTCTCAGAATGCACCTCCTCCTGCACCCGCACAACAAGCTGGTGCTAACGTAGGTACTCCCGGTGCTCCTGCAGGTGGTGCTGGTGGTTTATCTCCAGCAGACATGCAAGGCGGTGGTGCTAGTACTATTGGTGTAGGTGCGGCAACAACTCCAGAAGAAGGACAGTTTAGTGGACAAGCAAATCCTAGCCAAACTCAAGTCGTGGGTTAATACAAAGCGTAGTTGGGACGGATATACAGAATACTTAGATGCTTTAATTGATCAGTATCATTTAACAACAGATAGAGCAAATGATCCTGTAGATATTTATCGAGCGCAAGGTGCTCTTACTTTAATTAAAAAATTAAAAACTTTACGTGAAGAGGTGAATGCCAATGGCTAAAGATGGAACAGAAGAAATTGAAGCTGGCCTTGTTGATGAGGGTGGCATGATTGATGAGGAAAGCGGCAATGATGTTCCCAATGGCGCATTAAAAGAAGAAGTGCGCGATGATCAACCAGCTATGCTTAGTCCCGGTGAGTTTGTTATGCCAGCGTATGCTGTACGGTATTTTGGTGTAGAAAATTTAGTAAAAATGCTTCGTGCTGCAAAGCAGGGCATGGAGCAGTTAGATGACCTTGGTTTAACTGGCGAGCCTAACTCAGATGATGCAGGCTTAGAAACTGCTGTGCTGCCTTCTGAAATGCAGGAAGAAGGTGCTACACCTACACTTGCTGTTGGTGGTATGCCTACAATTAAACCCGGAGCAGTAACTACTACAACATTAACTAATCAGCCAACACAACAGACACAGTTTGGTGTTGCGCCACCTGCAGCCATACAACCTGCTGCACAACCTGCTGCGGTACAACCCCTTAACTTTGCTGCTCCTTCTCCTCTTACACAACAAATGTATAGACCTACTGTGCCTATTCGTTTTCCGGACCAGCAAAATTTTACCTATCCTGAATTGCAGTATGGTCCAACAGGCTTCAGTGTAGCAGAATATGTTGGACCTAACGGGCAATCTATTTTTGTTACTACTATTAATGGCAAACCTATAGGCCAAATTCCTGAAGGGTACGTAACACGCGCAGAGTACATTAAAAAACAAGAAGAAGATAAAATTACTACTCCTCCTACTGAATTACAACGCAAGCCTGAAGAGATGGACCCCGGTAGTTTTGAAGCACCGGAGGGTGGTGAAGGTGAAGGTCAAGATTTATCTGCAGAAAATGTTACTAACGAACAGATTAATTCATGGATTACTGCTTTAGAAGGAGAAGACGACAATAAAGTTGATGCAAAAGATGTTATTCCTGCTCTTTTTAGTCCGACAAGAGGTGGATTGATTAATCTTGGAATAAAAGTAGTATCAGGCCTTTTAGGTAATGCTACAGCAAGAGCCGATGCAACCAAGTTTATGACTGTAGACAATAAGTTTATCTCTAAAGATAAATGGAGTAAACTGACAAATAAAGAAAGGGCTGCAAAAATAAAAGACCTTACCAGTGGTAAGTATATTGCTCCAATTACACAGGAAGGGCAGGCAGGTTCTGTTGGATCAAGCGAAAACTGGGCCACAGTTCAAACAGTAGCACCGGGTCAAAAAGGGTACATACCGCCAGCAGAAGCCGCTTCGGCTGCACTAACTGGAAGAACAGTTAATATTGTTAATGCTCCTCCTTCTGTTGATGCTCCTTCTTTTGATGCTTCTGCTGCTCCCGGCGGTATTAGTGCTGCGGATGTAGCAGCAGGAGGCGGTGAAGACGGTACATACGGATTTAAAAAAGGTGGTCTAATTAGTATGTCTGATGGTGGCATGATTACTGTTGGAGATAAAACTTATTCACCAGAAGATTTTGGTTTTGCAAGCAAGGGTGCTCTTGTAAAGAAGCGTAAAACCCCAGTTAAAAAGAAG